TTAAACAACCTCTAATGATTCAGGCCAGATGAAGTAGGGACCGAAACGTTTACTGTATTTGAACTCACCACCGGAAGATTTACCCGCATCCGTTAATGAATGCTTTCCATCATCAAACGATAGATAGCCTTTGGTTACACATAGCTTAAGGAAGTCATCGGTTTTAAGCTTGTGCTTCTTAGCCAATTTGGAGGAAGTGATCTTGTTTTGGTCTTGTTCAGGATCTGATTCTTCGCTGCTCTCAGTTTCAACAGCGGCAGCTTGAACTTTCTCGAGTGAGATTCGAACCTCATCACTAATGCGAATAATACGTTGAGCTTCTTCGTATGAGTCTTTGTAAATCTCTGTATCTTCGTCACGGTCAATGAAGATACCCATTTCATTGTTGTTTACCTGACTAAACTCATACAGGTTTAAGCTCGTAATGATACATGAGCTTTCATTCATGTAGCACTTGGCGTGGAGGTTCTTACAGAAACTTGTACGCACGAAAGATAAGCCCTTGAGCCAATTGATTTCATCAGGTTGAAGCTCGCTTTTGCCATAGACGATTCTAATATCAATCTTTAAACGATCTTTGTCTTCTAGCAGTTCTTTGATGCGGTCGTTTAGCTTTAGGAAAGGGCTGATTAAAATCAGTCTCTCTGAAGCATTTTTAATGAGTTCTTCGAGGTAGTAGTTTGTAGCACTTGTATTTAAAAACTTAGCCATTTCATATCCTTGACATATAAAACCTAGCGCACAAGAAGCTACGGCTAATTGGAATGGAGATCAAGGACTACAAATAAGAAACGAAGCCTAACGCAAAGTTCAAATGGGTTGCAGTAGCAAAACGCACCTCTCTCGTTGTTAGGCTCTGGAAGGTAGGCTTGGCAGGAAGTGGGGAGTGGTCAGAAATTTAAGAAAGGGAGGCTAACCGCGCCGATTAACTATTCATGCAAACATTGGGTTCCGTGGGCGGCTTGGTGCTTCGCTTGCACTTCGTGCTTTGCTTATCCCTGCGGGGCAGCGTCACCAGTGACAGGTGTTATTTAGTGCATTGATACCATGCGACCTGTGTTTATATTCTTGAGTACGCCAATTGTTAGGCTTTCATCTTCACACATGGCCGATGCAGCTTGTTTTACATCGGACTCTTTATCAGAAGGCACCCAAATCGTTATCTTCTTAAAACCGTTTTGCTTCATGCGTTGTTCGTACCTTTTGTTTCGACTCATACGTTAGCCCTCGTTTAAATTGAAAATATCAATACCACTTTGAACACCCGTTAGCTGCATTTCTTTGTCCGGTTCGTTCGCGTCGTAGTTAATGCTTGGTGGACAAGTTAGCAGTGCGTTGATGGTGTCGGATTTCACCATCACTAAGCATTCATCAATTAACTCAAACTCATATCCAAACTTCGTTAACGTCTGTGAACGCAAGTAATAGGTATCTCTACCTCTATCGATGCGAAATAGATAATCATGCGTGTTAGCTACTGTGTTTATACCCGTGAGATAGAAAGACTTCGCATCGTTGTACATTGGAAGTGCTTCAAAGAATGGATTTACACCATGAGGAACAGTCGTAGGACTAGCTTGAGTATGAGCATTGCTAGTATCCAACCCAGAAGCGTCCGACCGAGCCAAACCAGTATTGGCTTGAGGTATTGATAGAGTAGGCGAAGTAGGTAAAGAGGATGCTGAAGCAGTTTCAACTTGCGCAGGAACTGTTTGAGCCGAATCCACATCACTATTAGATAATACATACAAATCCCAGAAAAATTTTAGAATGGCCAACACACCAATGAGCATGGCCAGAAGGAACTTTGGCGACTTTAAGATTGAGATATCTGACTTAGTTTCATTAAATCCGCCCGTACCTGTTGATTGATACAGTGCGAACACATCCACCGGAATCTTCTTACTGCTGCAGCTGGCGTAGTCTGCTTTAGTCGTCGGGTCGGTCTTAGTTGCTTTAGGACGATGGTTATAGATACGGGGCTTGCGCTTGCGAAAGAACGTATCTGTCGAGCGATGTGAATAGGCTTCACCCGCACAACCTTTTAACCATGTTGGGATAGCACTGTAATCCGGTGTTAGCATGATCACATCCCATTGGTATTTACGGTGACGCATGAAAGCACCGTAGAAATCGAACGGGTAGAGTAGACGGTTGTTCTCGTCCAGCTGTGTACGCTCACAATCGTCTAAGTCACTCTCATCGAGCGAATCAGGGTCAATTGGTAACCAACGAGAATGGAACAACTCACCAAAGCCCTTTGGTAAGATGTCTTCGAACTCTGAGAAAGGACGAGCTAAGAACTTCTCACGTTTAAAACCTGCTTCTGGACAGTACAAGTCCTGGCACTCATCGATAACAACCAATGCACCCGTTGGCATCCAGTTAAACCAGTTCTGCCAAAGGTGAACACCTTCACTTGATCGCGTGAAGATCCTTATAAGCTTGGCACTGGCCGGAAAGGTTTCTCCAAGTATTTTCTCAATAGATTCTTTAGGACGTAGACCTTCTATGTTGGTGACTACCAAGCGGCCTTCACGTAGTGCAGGGAGGATTTCAAACCAAGTCGCAAAGGCAGACTTGTAAGAACCATTTGAGCCATGACGAAAGATAACAGCCATAATTACCACCCCATAATTCGAAGAACAAAGGCGGTAGCCAGCCCATCGATAACGATTCGGATAGCATCAACTACACCAAGTTGATAGGCCGCATGTCTGAGGTCTGGCGCTAGGTTGTTAAAGGCAGCGTTAAGAACCGTATAGACTTCATAGTCTGTTAGTATCATTGAGGCAATTTCGTAGGCCATCTCAACCATAGAGATTTTGATGGACAGATAAAGTTTGATACCCCAGTACCAAGCATAGGTAAAGATTTCCATTACTAAGTCAGGAATAGACCTAAAGAAGTCAGAGATAGAGCCGAACACATTTGCTATGTATTGAAAGGCTTCGAAAATGAAATCCATATTAGCTTCCTTTGCGTCCCGACGATAAGATGATAAAAGCAGCCATCAACATAGCGGCAAAGATGATTACGTTGCGAATGGTGCTTGTGTTCGTGCCGAGTGTGTTGAATAGGTTAAAGCGCACATCTACATTCCAAGATGCGCGTGAAAGAGTGAAGGTTTCACCTGAATAACTGCCATCGTTGAAGCTCATTGTGCCGAGATTAATAGGGGATGTTGATTGCATGTCCTTGAGAGTTGCTTTGAGTTTGTCGATGTCATCAACAAGACCTTCAACCGCCTCACCAATAACTGTACCGTGTGACCAACCATCGCTAGTTGGTGGCGCATGGAATAGGCCACCGTCATTCAATCCGTTAATCGCATCTTGAATACCTTCTAAGGATTGACCTAGTTGATCCCCTAGTTGTTCAGTGGAGCCTTGAAGTTCTCCAAGCTTGCTAACAACATCAGAATTGTCTCCGCTTGGGGAACCACCGTCAGAGCCATCACCACTACCAATTGCTTCTACGATTTGGTTAAGCGCACCTTCTAAAGAGGCCGTTTGATCTTCAATGGCCGTCTTAACAGCGTCGACTGATTCCTTATTCGCTTGAACGGCTTTCTTGGTGTTAATGACTTCTCTCTTGATGTTATTAGTGTTGGCTTTGATGCTCCTTGTATCGCTACGAATGCCATCACGAAAGATACGAGCGTTTTGAGAGCCACTCGCCATACGTTGCTCAATGTTCTCTAAGATTGGCGTGACTTGGTATTTGATTGCTCCAGTATTGTCTGCAACCGAATCAACTTGCTTGCGCATGGCATCTAAGAACCAGTAAGTACCGGATGTGTGCTTCTCGATTTCAGCGGCACTCGCAATTAACGGCGAAAGGTCAACATTGCTACCCGTTCCACCCGTTGTCTTTCGGTCTATGGAGTTCATTGTTTGGAGCAAGTCTTTGAGCGTGGAATTGGCATCTTGGAACGCGAAAGTGATCCCACGAACACTAGTCTTGATCTCGTTTCGATAGTTATTGGTATTGACTTGCTCGGTGTTCAAATGAGAGGAGATATCGGTCAACCTGTCAGTTATGGAAGCATTAAGCTGAATAATTTCATTGGTATTCCGATCCAAAAGGTTGTTAGAGATAACCTGTTTTTCTTGGATAGAGCGCAAGTGATTTATTGGATGATTACTGTCTGGATAAGCAGAGCCAGAGTTACCGCCATTACCACCGCCACCATGATCGAGGTCATCACCGTTATCAGTAGTACCATCTGAACCGTCACCAGTATCGGTTCCAGTATCACCACCAGAATCATTACCTGAACCACCGTCAGAGTTACCATCGTCAGGTTCGGTCCAAGGAGAATCTCCGGTGTACTCACCAACATTAGAACAAGATGCACCTGTATACTTGAAGTCACCTTGCCAGAAAACTGAACCATTAACTTGAATGGTTACCGCTGTACGGCGAAGTTCACAACCTGATGAGCCAGAGCCACGGCAATAACCAGTAGGCGCATCACCCCAAACCGTAGCATCCCAACGCATAGCACGAGGGCTAGAATCGAGCGCTAAGATTTCGCAAGTGGTTCGGCACTGGCCTTGATACATTTGCTCACCATCAGGACACTCATCAGCAAAGGCCAGCGGTGAAAGAAGTAATAAGAAGGGAGCTATAAAACGCATGAAATCACCTTATTACTGAGAAGAAAAAAGGGAGCTTTAAGCTCCCCTTAACCAGATATAACGCCTGTATAGACCCCGTATAAAAAGGACAGAGATATTAACGAGGCCAAAGCGATAGAGAGGATCATTATTTACGTAGCCACGCAACAACCATCCCCAAACCGAAGCCAAGAGCCGCAATACCGATAACACCAGAAGTGGTCAAAGACACCATCTGTTTACCACCATCGATAGCACCGTTAATCGCTTCAACGTTAGCGTTACCTTCTGCAAAAGCCGGAACAGAAAGCGTCATTGCGACACCCGCTTGTGTGTATTTGTTAGTGAAAAAGCTCTGTACTTGATTCATGTATTTCATGCTGTTTTTCCTATTATTTTCCAAAGTATTTAAGTACGCGGCCTAAGACATGGCCGCCGATGAAAGTGACAAGGGACTGGCCTAAAACGTATTCGTACAGTTCCTTGTCAAATTCGAGTAATGACCAATCAAATTGACCATCAACTAACTGCGTAACTTGTTCTTTTGACATCAAAATGAGCTCACAACTGCCATTAGTTGCTTGCTGCAAAACACCATCAATAACCGTTACGCAAATAGACATAGAGTTTCTTAGTTAGCCTTCATTGAAGCTTCAAAGTGCTTCTTAATTTCTGCGTCGACAGGAATAAGCGCTGTCACGATGGCACCCGCCAATGGATCTTCTGGGTTGATTTCAAGTTGCAATTGGTACTCACGACGAGGAACCAAAGCACCGGTGCGCTCAAGGAGCAGGGCGTATTCATGATCAATCATCAACGGTTGATCCCATTGTGGGTTTACGTCACCAGATTCGCCGATGGTGCGACGCTTGAATTTCTCCGAGTTAATTTCACGTAGTGGACGTGAGATGTTCAGTTGAGCACTGTCACCACGTGCCGAGTTCCAAGTGATGTCCATTCCTAGGACAAAAACAGATTTAGCCATTTGTTAGGTCTCCAATATGTGAGTCACCAACTTGCCGTAGGTATCGGGGAAGGTGAATTTTGTTCCATCACGGACGAGCGAGCCGACAACGGTTTCGATGTCGCCCTCATGGAATTCGATTAAAGAGTTCAGGATTTTCCCGTACTGGCGACGCATCCAGTGAGCCGAGGCCAACAGGTCGAGCGCCGCACGTTTAGTCGGGATAGGTTTTGTATTGAATTGTTTTGCAGTAGAAATCGACGCTGAGAAGTCGTTGATGGCCGCGAATGCGCCAGCAGGATTCAACAGCACATCGATGTTCCATTTTTTAAGTTCAACTTCTGAGCGGTACCAAACAAGACCCGTGTTCGCGAGTTTCTGCTCAAGAGCCTTGTTGTAGATACGCCAGTAAATGCGAGAAGTACGAGAGCCGACAGAGTATTGCTCTTTGGTGTAGACAGGCTTGCCGTCTTTGATGCTGGCAATCGTCATATCTTCATGCAGAACCGGATTACGACCACGTTCAGCCGTTCGAAATGCGTTGTCGTTCCAAGCTTTACGCGCGTATTCACAATCAAAGATACCGTCGTAATCATCGTAAGCGAGATCGACACGCGCGAGTGTTTGAACACCAAGAACGTTTGTCAGCCAATCATGCAGCGACCAAGGCGCGCGACGAGCAAACACATGCTTACAACCAGTGCCATTAATTTGGAAATGCACCGTGTCATTGTTGCCGCCAATACCCACGAAACCACAGAAGTCTTCACCGTCTGGTGAGGTCAACTTCATAGACTCAGAATAGAACTGAAAGCCAAGGCCACGAGGTGCAGAAAGCGACAAGCCAAGCACCTGATTGGTGAAGATGCGCAGGCAATCTTCTAGGTAATTGCGGTAACAGATATCAAAGGCGCTGTTGTACGCTTCAATCTCTTCAGCAGTGCCCGCAATGGTCGCATTAAACTGAGGTGGAGCAGGGAACTTGGGTGCCTTACAGTGACGCTGTAACAGAGATTTAGGTGCTAAACCTTTGTATTCCTCATGCTTGTGAAGACGTTGAATCGCGTTGTGACAATGGCGTAAGTCCTTGACTGCAAATGTAAAACATAGGTAGTCGATATGAACAGACTGCTCATCGAATTTCTTAAGGATGTTAGTTGCAGTAGTCATCGAAGACCCCTAAATCAACGCGTTCTTGGTAAGTGGTGTTGGTGATAGATACCAACTCATAAGAGACAAATTCAGACGAAGCCCAAGATTCGAGATGAGACATAGACTTGAGCAAATCCCATTCTTCACAGCCTTTGACCAACACGGAAACCGTGTAATCAGGCAACAAATCGTAATAGATGGTTTGGGCTTCGTTCATGGGTTATGCCTTTGAACTATACTTAGTGACGCTGTCACAGCTTTGATTGTTTTGGTTTTCAATCTGTGAGTTAACAGCGTGAATCAATCGACGAGTCATTTCGCAATCAGCAAGAGCTCGGTGCGCGGTTAAGTCAGTCACATCAACTTGTTGTTGAGCGCAAGCATTAATTAGAGATTGCCACTTGTAATCTTCATGGTGTTCATTCCAAACACCGAAGAACTCGGCGTACCAAAGCATTGCGCACTGAGGAACGCAGAACTTGAAAAACAAATCGTGAACAGTTTGAACGTAAGCAGCGTTACAGTGCTTATCCAAAGATTGGATGATTAAGCGCGTATCAAAATCTGAGTTGTAGATGATGATTGGACGACCATTAAGAAGCGGAAGAAAGTAATTTGAAAAGACTAAATGAAAGTCGGGCGCGTCTTTAACGTCTTCGTCGGTGATGCCGTGAATTGCTGTGGCTTCTGCAGGAATTGAACAAGTTGGTTTAACAAGTTCGTTAACGATAACTTTGCCAGAATCCGCACAGATAGCAGTGAACTCGATAATTTCTGCATCAGAGCCTAAACCTGTAGTTTCTGTATCGATAATGATCGCATTTTCAGTAGACAGTTTTTTCATAGCAACACCTTGACCGTTGAGAGAGACCACCAAGACCAACCGAGAGCGTCAAGGGCAAACAGTCGAATCAAGGTGGTCAATACGAAATATTTCGTACAGTTAATACGAGATTCTTCATAGTGTAAATACGATAAATTCCGTACAAATGAGCTAGAATCTTTAGGAATGATCTAAAGGCAGGATTCAAAAATGTATACAAACAAACTCATTGACGCTTACAAAGAGCAAATGAAGTATGTGCAATACAAACAAATCGCCCCAGATTTAGGCATCAGCCCACAAATGCTTACTGACGTGCGAAAAGGAAGAACATACTTAAAGGAAAATCAGATACTTATGCTTGCAGAAGCTATAGGTGAAGATAAAGAAAAGGCACTTGTTGGATTAGCATTAGATAAAGCAAAAACGTACGAAGCGCAGACGCTGTGGACGAGCATAGCAAAAAAGTTTAACGGGCTTGGATTACCAAGTATTTCAATGGCTTGTGCAGGATTTGCCGTAGCATTTTCAAGCCCAGTGGAATCCTCAATTCAGTGCGCATTATGTATATTATGTTAA